TGAGCGGTCTCTCCCCAGTGTTTTTTTCAAAGCGACGGTAAAGGATTGGCTATGTCACAAGGTGCCGTTTCTGAGGCCGCAAAGTCCGGTACAACCCTGGACCTACTCATCGCCACACGTGAGCGTATAGCCATGTCGGTTGATGACCCCAAGACCACTGGTGCCCCACTCGCCGCACTAACGAAGCGACTCATGGACATCGCAAAAGAGATCGAGTCTATCGAGACGGAGGAGTCGGAGGAGTCAGAAGATGCCCCGACCCCAGACGAAAGCTTCGACCCCGCGACTCTCTGAGATAGCGCGACACCTCAACTCCCCTACCGGAATTGTCACTACCGCTTGGCCGTCTGTCCGTGATCGCTGCAAGGCTTTCGGCATCGGCTTCGACCCTTGGCAGCACGGCATTGGAAGTCTTTCTCTAGCCAAGCGAGCCGATGGGAAGTATGCGGCGACCGTTGGCGGAGTGGTGCTGTCGATCCCCCGCCAGACCGGAAAGACCTACCTCATCGGATGGCTCGTCTTTGCTCTCTGCACGCTAAACCCTAACCTCACTGTCATCTGGACAGCGCACCACTCGCGCACGTCGGATGAGACGTTCGGCAAGATGCGGACGATGGCGATGAAGCCGCGTGTCCGCAAGTACATTAACGGCAAACCACGCACGGCGAACGGCCAGCAAGTCATCGAGTTTAAGAATGGCTCCCGCATCCTCTTTGGTGCCCGCGAGTTTGGCTTCGGTCGAGGATTCGACAAGGTCGACGTGCTGATTCTTGACGAGGCTCAGAAACTCACCGAGAACGCAATGGGCGACATGGTGCCGGCAACGAATGCGGCACCCAATGGTCTCGTGTTTCTCATGGGTACGCCGCCGCGTCCGGGCAAGGATAGCGGCGAGGTGTTCACTGCACGCCGAAGTGACGCTATTGATGGCGATGCGGACACTGCGTTCGTTGAGTTTTCGGCAGATCCCGACGCGAAGATTGTTGACTGGACCCAGCTCGCGAAGGCTAACCCTTCTTTCCCTCATAGAACTGGCAAGTCTGCGATTCTGCGGATGCAGAAACTCCTTGGCTCAGATGACAACTTCCGCCGTGAGGCGTATGGCATTTGGGATGACGCGAAGGCCGCGGCTCGCTTGGTCGAGCCAGGTGTCTGGGAGAACCTCACTGGCCCGACGCCAACTGAAGGACGCGTCGCATATGGCGTGCGGTTCTCGGCAGACGGCTCGCGGATGGCTATTGCCGTTGCGGAGACTTGCGAGGATGGGCGCCCGTTTGTTGAGGTGCTCGAGTCGGCCTCTACGTCAGTCGGCCTAGCGAACGTCACTAAGTGGCTCGCGGAACGTTGGCGCGATGCTGACTCGATTGTGATCGACGGCAAGTCGATGGCGGGGTTGCTCACTGAGGAACTCATCGCGGCTGGTGTTCAGCGTCGTCGCCTGGTGCGCCCCACCTTCGAGGGCATCATCACGCTAAGCGCCCACCTCATTGAACTCATCAAACTGGGCGACATTACGCACGCGGGCCAGCCGGGACTATCCCGTGCGGTATCTGCCGCTGGCCGTCGCCCTATTGGAAATCAGGGCGGATGGGGATTCCTGTCACTCGAGGAAGACGCCGACATTCCAGCAATGGAGGCTGTCGCGCTTGCGGTGTCTGGCCTGAAGAACAGGGGTAGGCGCCCGAAAGACGGCAACTCAAATACTCGCGGAAATTCTGGCGGCAGACGAAAGGCACAGGTGATGTGACATGGCGCATACGCCCATCACCATCACGGGACTCTCTAAAGACGAGAACTCCGTCGTGAACACGATGCTTGAGCAGATATCCGACAAGTTGCGCCGCAATGTTTTGCGCCGTTCGTACTACGAATCCAAGCACGCGGTGCACCAGGTGGCGGCTATTCTGCCGCCCGCATACAGCAACCTTGCGACGACGGTGGGCTGGACGGCGAAGGCTGTCGACATGCTGGTGCGTCGTTGCAACGTGGACACGTTCACGTGGACTGGCGGCGACCTGTCGAGCCTTGGTTTCGATGAGTTGTGGTCAGACAATGCGCTCGGTTCGGAGATCGGCCAGGGTGCTACGGCCTCCCTGATTCACGCGTCGGCGTTCGTGTCCACAGTGGCAGGCGAACCCGGCGAGCCGGACGTCGGCATCCACTTCTTTGACGCCCTGGACGCTACCGGCATCTGGAATGCCCGCACCCGTCGTCTGAGTGCCGGGCTTGTTATTGACGAGCGCGGCACGAGCGATGCCAGTACAGACAACGGGCAGCCGATCGGCATCACCTTGCACCTTCCAGGCATCGTATCCACCTGCGAGAAGGTTCGGGGCATCTGGACCCAGGTGTCACGCTCTGAGCACGGTTACGGGATGACGTTGGACCTGTTGCCATATCGTCCGCGCACTGGTCGCGCGTTCGGTTCCTCGCGTATCTCGCGTCCCATGATGGCGATTCAGGACATGGCTATCCGTGAACTGTTGCGCCTCGAGGGTCACATGGACGTTTACTCGTTCCCTGAGATGTGGATGCTTGGTGCTGACACGTCGATCTTTGGCGACAACGCTGACCCGTTCCAGGTGATGCTTGGTCGCATCAAGGGCATCCCCGACGATGAGGACGCGGTCAATCCGCGCGTCGACGTAAAGCAGTTCTCGGCGTCGTCCCCCGAACCTCACCTCGCGGCACTGAACGCACACGCCAAACTGTTCGCACGCGAGGCCGGACTCCCAGACTCGTCGCTGGCGATTACCCAGCTGGCTAACCCGACGAGCGCCGAGTCCTACGATGCCGCACAGCACGATCTCATCGCGGAGGCCGAGGGTGCTACTGACGACTGGACTCCGGCACTTTCCCGCGTGGTTGCTCGTGCACTGGCGATGAAGGCCGGCGATCCTGAACTGACCGCGGCCATTGAGCCTGACCTACGTCCGAAGTGGCGTCCTGCACAGTTCTTGTCACGTTCCGCTGAGGCCGATGCGGGCATGAAGCAACTGTCCGTCCTGCCGTGGCTCGCTGAGACGAGTGTGGGCCTAGAACTATTGGGCCTCACTGACGATCAGGCGCGGCGTGCGCTCGCTGAGAAGCAGCGTGCAGAGGCGTCGGTCAGGGTGGCTGACTTGCTCAATACTCCTGACGCCACGCAACTGTAGGCGTCATGGTCGACATGCTGACGCTCGAATATAGGGCGAACATTGCGAAGATTGAGGCACGGTCAGCGCGTCGCATCGCTAACTCGTGGCGCTCACTAAGCCTCGACAATGTGGCAACAGTTCGAGACGCAATGACCGACGTAGTTCTCGCCAATGGCATCGCCTATGGCGAAACAACGTCACTACTTGCGGCCCAGTATTACGACGATCTGCGAGTGTCCGAACGTGTGCCGTCTAAGTATGTGGCCGACATTGCCACGGACTTCGACACGGCAGCCACCGCGGGGTCGATTCGTTGGGCCGTCGATCCGCTCAATGGCGGATCGTCTACGGACGCACTGGCACGCGTGCAAGTGGTCGGCAGCGGGATTGTTAACGCGATTGCTTCTCAAACGGTGATGCGCAATGTCGGTGCAGACCCAAGGGCTCAGGGATGGAACCGCGTAGCACGCGCAGGGTCATGTGATTTTTGCGTGATGTTGTCGCAACGTGGCGCTGTTTACAAAAGCGCTACCGCCGATTTTGCGGCCCACAACAACGACAAGTGTTCCGCTCGCCCGTCATGGGACGCAAGCGCCCCAGAGGTTGACGTGAAGGCATACGAGGCTTCACAGAAGACTACTCGACTGCGCGAGCTCGACAAGGCCGACGGCGGTAACCGTCTTGCGCACCATCAGGCAAATATCGCCGGATGGATTGAGGGCAACACGAAGACGCTCGACGCGTTCCGTTCGGAACTGCTCTAACTGTCCCACCACCTGGTGGGGGTAACGCTACGTGCGCGTAAAAGCACGGACCAATGGCCGACGGGCCGTAAGCGGAGGAATCACTCATGGCTGAAGAAGTAACTACGCCCGACGTCACTGAATCGAAGGCGGACGACTGGAAGGCTCCGGCCACCCAGGACGAACTCAATCACATCATCGAGGGCAGGCTGGCGCGCGAGCGTGCAAAGTTTGCTGACTATGACGCCGTGGTCGCGAAGGCCGCTGAGTTCGACAAGGCCCAGGAAGAGGGCAAGACCGAATTGCAGAAGGCGCTCGACGTAGCGGCGGCATCCAAAACGGAGACCACCACTGAACGTGAACGTGCTAACCGCGCCGAAGTCGCACTCGTCAAGGGCCTCACCCCCACGCAGGCCAAGCGGCTTGTGGGCAGTACGCGCGAGGAACTGGAAGCCGACGCCGACGAACTCCTCAAGGACCTCAAGGCTGACGCATCGCGCGGCCCTCGTGCACCCCACCAAAAGACATCACAGTCGGACCCCAAGGACGACCCAATGCGCGAGTTCGCGCAGAACTTGTTCAAGTCCGGCGAATAACCCCTAGAAGGAGAACGCAATGACTTCATTCGCAACCGGATCACTCACGATCCCGAAGCAGAAGCTCGACCCGTGGCTCGGTGCCATCAAGAATGGTTCCGCAGTAGCGGCCCTGTCCAACTCGATCCCGATGACCTACGGCGAAGGCGAGAGCTGGACGTTCAGCATCGGCGAAGCGGAGTACGTCGGAGAGGGTGGGGACAAGGGCGCATCGACCGTCACGCCGACGACCAAGACGGTTAAGCCGTTCAAGTTCCACAAGACCCTCCGCTTCAATGAAGAGGTTCTGTGGGCTGACGAGGACCGCCAGTTGGCTGTCATCGACCAGATCCTCGCCGAGATTCAGCCGTCACTTTCGCGTGCGCTGGACTTCGGTGTGTTCCACGAGATCAACCCGACTGGCGGAGCCATTGTGGCCGCTATGAACGGTGGCCTCACGGACACGACGAACCTGGTCGAGTACGTCGCAGCGAACAAGCCCTACGTGAGCCTCGACGCGGCAGACGCGCTCGTGCTTGCTGACGGGTTCATTCCCCGCGACATCGCACTGTCCCCGACCTACGCGTCAAAGTTCTCGGCACTGCGCGGCACTAACTCCGAGCAGAAGTTGTACCCCAACTTCCAGCTCGGAACCGAGGTGTCCGAACTTGATGGTCACCGCGCGTCCGTGTCCAACACGGTCGACGGCACTGGCGTGCTCGCCGTTGACACCAAGGTCCTCGGCTTTGCCGGTGACTTCAGCGCGATCCGCTGGGGCATCCAGAAGTCGATTGGCCTTGAGGTCATCAAGTATGGCGACCCCGACGGTGGTGGCGACCTCAAGCGCAAGAACCAGGTCGCGTTCCGCGCCGAGGTCGTTTACGGCTGGGGCATCGCTGACCTGAACGCGTTCGCCAAGATCCACGACCTGGTCTAATGCCTCGTCTTCGTAACATCCAGTCCGGTGCAGTCGTCTCGTGTTCTAGCGAGACGGCTGCCCGGCTGGGCGGCGAGTGGCAGCCAGTCCCCGCTGTGAGTCCAGTAAAGCCCGCCAAGGAGGTAGCCCGCAATGACACCACTAGCAACAAGCGCGGACGTAGTAACACGCCTCGGTCGGGCACTCACAGCAACTGAGACCGTTAAGGTCACCGGACTTCTCGAAGAGGCGTCCGTCAAGGTCCTTGCCCATTTGGGTAAGGGCGAATCCTACTATGACGCACTGACGATTCCGGCAACGGTCTCAATTGTCACGTCCCGCATGGTTGCCCGCGTACTCGAGCAGGCGCCGGCAGGCATGGTGCCCGGTACGCAGCAGACCGGCGTCACTACGGGGCCATTTTCGAATCAGACCACGTTCGTGGCTGGCTCGTCGAATGGTTCCCCGTGGCTCTCCCGTTCGGATCGTGCGGACCTGAACAACGTCCTTGGTGCTAACAAGGTGTTCGCGATCGACACGGTGGCATCGAGCTACTACGACATCGCTACCAACACGTCATACGTTACCCCGGCAACGTTCATTGACGGCGTGACGCCATGACCTACACGGGCGAAACGGTGACTCTCATCCGCGAGTCTCCCGGTGGCTTCGACGCATACGGCGACCCGCTCCCGTCGACGTCCACGGAGATCCCGGTGACCGACGTCAAGGTTGCGCCCCGCACATCGTCCACAGACGGTACGGGCGAGCCGACTGAGCGCGGCAATGAGGGCGTGGTGATCGGGTGGGCGTTGTATGCGCCCCCCGGCACCGTCGCCTATTACACCGACACGGTGCGTGTCCGTGGCGTTGTGTGCCGCGTTGAGGGTGAGATCGCCGACTGGCCTATGGGCGTAGTCATTAACTGCACGAGGGCGTGAGCATGGTCATCAAACTCGATTATGACGGCATCGGCGAAGTGCTGCGCGTGCAGATGGCTAGGCCCGTGCGCGAGGCCGCTGAACGTATCGCCGAAGAGGCCAGGAGTTCTGACCACATCCATGGCGGCAAGGTCAGCACTAAGGACTTCACCACCGACCGTGCGGTCACGGTCGTCATGTTCTCTCAACCCAACGCCGCAGCCATCGAAGCCAAGCATGGCTTGCTCACCAAGGCTGCAGCCGCAACGGGGCTCGAGGTTAAGTCGAAGAAGGGCGGGAAGAAATGACTAAGCCCGTAGCCATTCCTACTGACGCTGAGCGCGCCACTGTTGACTACCTCACCGCAGCACTCGCCACACGTGGGCAGAACGTCACGTGTGGCGTCAACGAGCCGACACCTTGGGCCGATGCCACCAAGCCGCACGTGCAGGTCATGTCGGACGGCACACCTAGCGCCACCTACCCGATGACGGCAGCCGTAACCATTCGCCTCACCGCATGGGCTACCGGTACGACCGCGGCGAAGTCGCTGGCCGGCCTCGCTCAAGGAATCATGCTCGCGCACCCAGGTGGTGGCGGCATTCAGTCAGTCAACTTCCTTACGGGTATGCAGCCGACCAAAGACGCCGACACGGGCGCACAACTCGCCACTGCAACGGTGCGCGTCAACACCTCGTACTCCGAGGCGTAACTAAACTCCCTCACCTTCGGGCGAGGCGAACCGCGATTCCACCAACCACTCCCGAAGGAGACATCATGACCGGCACCACCGCCAATGCATCAGTCTGGGCCAACGCCGAGGTCTGGGTAGCACCAATCGGCACAGCACTTCCCGCAGACGAGTCCGCCGCGTTCGGCGCGGGATGGGAAGCGGTCGGCCTTCTCGACGGCTCCGCAGGTTTCGAGTACAGCCGCTCCGAGGACAAGAAGGACCACTACGCATGGGGCGGCATCCTCGTTGCCACCACGCGCAAGAACCACAAGTCGATGTACAAGTTCACGGCGCTTGAGGACAATGCCACCACCCGAGCCCTCGCATGGCCCGGATCGACGTCCACCGAACTTAAGGTGCCAGTCGTTGTTAACCAGATGGTCGCATTCGAGACGACCACGGGCGGCAAGGTCAAGCGCATGATCTCAAAGAACTATGCGCAGGTGGACCTCAATGGCTCCATCAAGGACAGCGAGGAAGACCTTACTGGGCGCACGTTCGATGTGACGATCTTCCCCGACGACGCGGGCGTTCTGTTCTCCAAGCAGGCGGCACCCGAGATCGCATCCATTGCCATCACGCCGCTCACGTTGGCGCTGTCACTTGGTGGCGCAATCATCAAGAAGCTCACCGCAACCGCGACCTACACCGACGCCACGACCGGCGACATTACGGCCAAGGCGAACTGGGTCTCCGCGACCCCCGCCAAGGCCACCGTTTCAGCGGGTTACGTCACCGCGGTCGCAACTGGCACGTCGAGTGTGTCGGCCAACTTCGGGGGCGTCGTCTCGACTGCCCCGAGCGTGGTCACCGTCAGCGCCTAGTAGACCAGCTCGCCCCGGAGTTCACGCGGTTCGCCGGGGCGGGCTGCACCACCAGTAACCGCGATCACCACGCATCAACACTCCTCGGCCTCCCGGTGTGCTTCTCGACTTCGGGTATAAGCCCAGCCTCACGCGCGAGAGACACGTAGCGGGCGGCTGATCGCCATGAGGTGTGAAAGTGAAGTTGGACCATTACGGTCGGCTTCCCTGAGTGCAATTCGCGCCGATAAACCTCGGCCACTTCGGCAAGGTGTTCAAAGTCGATTACGCGCCGGGTCTTGATTCTCGGCTCAAACGCATGACCACAGGACGGGCATTTAGTTTCCATGCCACCAAGTATGCCACAAGCACAACACAAAACCAAGGAGAACCGCGATGCCACTCCCTAGTGAGGAGCAGATCAACACCAAGGCGGTCGAACTCGGTCTAGCCGATGGCGAGGGTGAAGTCCTGCGCCAACACCGATCTCGTGTCGCGTCAGTACTCATGCAGATGGGCACTGACGACGAGCAAGATTCGGACGAGACCGACGACCGCTCCTCGCTCATTTCTCGCACCACCACCAAGATCGACGGCGGGTTCATCGTCGTTGATGTCACGTTCGTAACGAAATAGGAGAACCGCGCATGTCTGAAATCCCAGCCGGAGCCACTAAGCCCCAGGACCACAAGAAGTCCGCCGCACAGATCGAAGCCGAGGGTGGCGAGACTGTCACTATCACGTGGCGCGATCAGGAGTTTATCCTCCCCGCCACGATTGAAGACTGCCCCATTGAAGTTGCGGAAGCCTTCGAGGATGGCAAGGGCGCACGTGCTGTCGCCGGAATCATGGGCGCTGACAGGTACGCCGCGTTCAAGGCTAAGAACAAGCCGACCGTGCGCGACCTCAACGACCTTGCACGCGTCATCGCCGAAGCAATGGGGATGACGCCGGGGGAATAACGCGACTCCTCCGCCTGCTCCGTGATCACGCGGATGCGGTGGAGTCCGACCTTTCCCGCTATCACCAGATTGATTACCGCGACCGTTGGCGTTTCGATGCCAACGGTTCGCGGCGTCTCACGTTGCGGATGATTCATGTTCGCCTCAAGAGCCTCCCACTTGACTCGGCGGTCGCAATCGTCGAGGGGTCCGGGGGCTGGACGCTTGAGCACTATCTCACCGCGCAGTTGTGGGAAGTGCAGACAGGCGAACCTCACCCCGCAAAACCGAAGCACGAGAAGGCCATCGACCCACAGGTGGCACAAGCACGCAAGGCCGCGCTGATTCGCAAACGCGAACGCGAGGCAGCCATCGCCGAGGGGCGAATCACATAAAACGCCCCTCGGTGGGGCTTTGCGCACGAGGGAGCGACGTGGAGCAACGCGAGGCCCGTAGGCGCAGAACCCCGAACGTTGGGCCATGCGCTGTCGATGGTTGCGAACAGCCAATGCGCAAGCGCTCCTGGTGCGCAAGCCACTATGCCCAATGGCGCAGGACCGGCGAGGACCCCAAGCCCTTCAAGTACAAGTGGGGGCAGGCCGAACCCCGACCGTTCATTCCGAAGCAGCGCCGAGTAAGGGCGACCTGCTCAGTGCGGGACTGTACTGCCCAGGCCCACGGCCAGGGGCTCTGCGCCAAGCACTACTCGCGCAAGCGCAAGTATGGCGACGTTGAGTTTGTGCAGCGAATCTGGCACGAGATGCAGCCATGCGTCGTCTGCGGGTCAGAGTCCCGCTCAATCAAGTCCCGCAATCTCTGCTCCAAGCGATGCGAGAGGTTGTTCTACACCTACGCGGGCGACGTTCCGACTGAGCGAGAGTGCGTCCAGTGTGGCGCAATCACACGGTTGACCGACCTGACCAAGAGCGGCAATCGCAGAAAATCAAACGGGCGTCTCTGCGCTTCGTGCCAGCGAGACGGCTGGCGGCGCGAATGTCTCTCTGTTGAGGAACTGGCGGAGCGCGACGGACCAACATGCTCGATCTGCCGTGAGCCAGTGGACATGACCGTGAAGCGCTCCGAAAGCTTCATGTGCCCTTCGATTGACCATGTCATCCCCAGATCACGCGGCGGAACAAACGAACCTAAGAATCTGGCACTCGCACACCTTTCTTGCAACATGCAGAAGTCCAACAAGGTCGCTTAACGCGTCCGTCGATTGATGAAACGGGTGAATCAATTTGTCATCGATAGGCTTCAGTACGCTCTCAGTGATCCCCTCGGCGAAGGGCTTCGGGGCCGCACTCACTAGAGAGGCGACCCCGCAGATGTCGGCGGCTGGCGCGGCACTCGGCAAGGTGTTTGTTGCCGGGACCGTTGTGGCCGCTGCTGCTATTGCCACGTTTGCAGTCAATGGCGTGAAGTCTTTCGCGAACTTGCAGACCGGTATGAATGAAGTCTTCACCTTGCTCCCTGGCATCACCGAGACGGCCATGCAGTCGATGACCGACGACACGCGCGCATTTGCTGTCGAGATGGGCACCACTACCGATGAGGTTGTGCCGGCGCTCTATCAGGCAATCTCGGCAGGTGTGCCAGCGGGCAGCGTGTTCGACTTCCTAGAGGTCGCACAGAAGGCCGCGCTGGGTGGCGTGACTGAGCTCACCACGGCGGTTGATGGAATCTCGTCTGTGGTCAACGCTTACGGCGACGATGTCATTGATGCGGCCACAGCGTCGGACCAAATGTTCACTGCCGTGCGACTCGGTAAAACCAACTTTGAGGAACTGTCCTCGAGCCTGTTCAACGTGACCCCCACGGCAGCGGCGCTTGGGGTCAAGTTTGGTGACGTCACAGCGGGACTTGCGGCGATGACTGCGCAGGGTGTTCCCACCAACGTCGCTACCACGCAGATGCGACAACTGTTTGTTGAACTGTCGAAGGCTGGCGGTGACACGGCGAAGGTGTTCGAGGATGCGTCGGGCAAGACGTTTAAGGACTTCATCGCATCAGGCGGAAACGTCAACGATGCCCTTGACATTATGGGCAACTATGCCGCAGATTCTGGCATCGGCATTAGCGACCTGTTCGGCTCGGTCGAGGGCGGTCAGGCAGCACTGGCCCTGTTCGATAACTCGGCCTTCACGGGCGCACTGTCCGAGATGGATGCATCAGCAGGCGCCACCGATGCGGCCTACGAACAGATGGACCAGGGACTCGGGCGCACATGGGAGCGGATCAAGTCCGTGTTCTCAGATGCGGCCATTTCCATTGGCGAAAAACTCGCGCCCAAGGTTCAAGAGTTGGCGACGTGGTTTAGCGAATGGCTTCCGGGCGCCATTGATGCAACGTTCGCGGCGTTCACTGTCGTCAGCGACTACATCACCGGAACCGTTGTGCCAGCCATCCAGGGATTCGTTACCGAGTTCCAGAACGGCGAAGGCGCGGGCGGAAAGTTCCGCGACGTTTTGACCGCGACACGGGACGCACTCGTGTCCGTTGCCGACTACATTACCGGCACTGCGATCCCCGCTGTTCAGAACTTCTCCACATGGGTCAATGACAATAAAGATAAGGCCATCGCTGTTGCCGGGGTCATCACTGCCGTCCTCCTGCCGGGGCTCGCCACATGGGCCACCGTGGCCACAGTTTCTGCCGCGAAGGCTGTGGCCGCATGGTTCCTGACTGAGACGGCTGCGATCCGTGCGGGCATAGCCCACACGGTCACCGGCTACAAGGTCATCGGATCGTGGATAGCATCAGCCGCTGCCGCCGTTTCGTCCGGTGCTGTCACCGTCGCTATCTGGGCGCTATACGCGACCGAAGCCGTGAAGGGCGCAGCCATAACGGTTGCGTCTCATGCGCGCATGGCTGCCGTATGGGTAGCGTCCAAGATCCAGGCCGGAATATCCGCAGCCGCGGTTGCCGCCACATGGGTTGCATCGTCAGCTCGCGTGGCCGCTGGGCTAATTGCCCAGGCAGCCGCCCATGTTGCAACACGCGCGATAGTAATCGCGGGCGCCATCGCAACGGGCGTCGCTACCGCGGCCCAATGGCTATTCAATGCTGCACTCAGTGCCAACCCTATTGGGTTGATGGTCGTGGCTATTGCCGCATTGGTGGCCGGCCTCGTGTGGTTCTTTACCAAGACCGAGACCGGGCAGAAGTTGTGGAAGACGTTCACGGAAGTTCTCTCCGCTGGGTGGGACGCCATTAAAGGGGCGTTCTCCGCTGGATGGGATGCAGTCAGTGGATTCCTTGGCAATGTATGGGATCTCGTTAAGAAGGTGTGGGGCTACTCTCCGCTCGGCCTGATCGTTACCAACTGGACGGCGATTCTCGATTTCTTTAGGGCCATACCCGGCAAGATTGCTGGATTCATAGGCAATATCGGGACCAAGATCGCGGGCTATTTTACGACAATCAAGGCCACCATTAAGGGCTATGTCGACAGCGTTACGGGTTACTTTAAGGCCATCCCCGGAAAGATCGCTGAGTACATTTCCGGCATCGGAACCAAGGCATCCGGGTACTTCAAGACGTTCAAGACGAACGTCAAGAGTTATGTCGATTCAGTTCTTGGCTGGTTCAAGGACATCCCAGGGAAGATCGGCGGCTTCATGTCGTCGGTCGGTTCTAAGATCACGGCGCCATTCAAGGCGGCGTTTAACGCGGTCGCCCGTTTTTGGAATAACTCGGTCGGCAAGGTCAACTTCAGCGTCCCCGACTGGGTGCCCGGTGTCGGCGGCAAGTCGTTTGGCATCCCCAATATCCCGTACTTGGCAGACGGTGGTGTTGTTGACCGCGCCACGTTGGCGATGATCGGTGAGGGCAGCGAGCCTGAGGCCGTCATTCCCCTGTCGAAGCTCGACGAAATGCTGTCGGGCAAGGGCAAGAGCTCCGGGATTACGCAGGAGAACCACTTCTACGGACTCATGGACGCCGCAACCGCAGCACAAGAGATGCTTCGCCGACTACAAATGCAGGGGGTCTAAATGGTTGCCACGGTCCTCTCACGCCAATACATCGAACTGGACGGCCTTGGTCTTACCGCTAGTTACGACGACGGTTCGCAGATACTCATGGAGACGTTTGAGGGCTGGGGCTCCCCGGCTTCGACCATTAACCCGCAGCAGAAGCCGCGGGCGAATGGTGTGTGGGCTGGCGATGCATTCCTGGGTGAGCGTCCCATGTCGATGAATGGCACGATCACAGCGCCTTCCATTGAGGTTGCTGAGGCGGCGAAGGATAGGCTCATCGCCGCAGTGTCGCTCAGTGCGGTACCCATGATTGTCACGCAAGGCACACTCGTGCGTTCGCTGATGGTGCGTCGTTCTGGTGCGGTCATTGTTAACGACATTGGCGACGATGGCACCAGCCTAGAGTGGTCGATCCAGATCATTGCTACGGACCCTCGCAAGACTGCCGCAGTAGCACTCACCGGCACGACCGGCCTGCCCATGTCCAGTGGTGGACTCACGGTGCCATTCACGGTGCCGTTCGCCATTGCGTCGACGGTCGTTTCGGGGCAGGTCAACCTCACTAACCCCGGCAACATTGCGGGCAAGGTGGTGCTGCGAATCGATGGTCCAGTGACGGCTCCCGTGGTGACTCACGTGTCGTCCGGCAAGTCCATTGTGTTCTCGGCGTCCCTGACCATTCCTGCCGGCAACTATGTGCTTATTGACATGGAGTCGCACCAGGTACTCGAGAACGGTACGGCTTCACGTAACGGCTGGGTGACCGGTCGCGGCTGGTCGTCGTTCCAGCCTGGCGATAACACGTGGGCGTTCTCTGCTGCAGCTCACAACACTGGCACCCTAACGGTGACGGCCATGCCGTCGTGGAGCTGAGCATGGCTATTGAGTGGGTTGCTTGCGACATGAGGACCGGTCGCGTCATCTGCGACATTCCCCTCGTTTCTGTGGGCGATATCGAGCAGGCTATCGGTGCGTACTCATCGACGTCCGCAGCGTTGCCGGTAGTCGACGCTCCCGATGGCTGGGAGCAGGCGACGATGCCCGGTGCAGCGACACTAGTCATGCTGTCGGATGGCGTGCCGATGTGGGGCGGCTTTGTCACTTCGCGTTCGCGCACTGATGGCGATGTCGTCACACTGGGCCTGGCTTCCATCGAGGCATATTTCGACCGGCGCTTTGTGGGCGACGATCTCTTTGAGGGCATCGCGCAGACGCATATTGTGCGTGACCTGGTAAATCAATACGTGGGCGACTCGCTAACGATTCGCGTTGAGTATTCGGCATCGGAACACTTCCGCAACCGGGAGTATTTTGACGACGAGGACAAGTCTGTTCTCTCGATAATCTCGGAACTGTCTGGATTGCGGGACGGTGTTGAGTGGGTGATCTCGTGGGAAGAAACTGAGTCCTCCGGTCAGGTCGCCTACACGCCCGTACTGAATGTCGCGGACCGTTTGGGCGTTGATCCAATGCCGGGACTAGCGCCTGCCGTGTCGTTTGACATGCCTGGCCCAGTGACCTCGATCACTCTCGTGGAGTCGTTTGCATCAGGCGATGGTGCTACGGACGTGTTGGCGACGTCGAGTGCTGATGGTGACCGGCGACCTCAGTCAAACCCGATGAGCTCTGGTGACATAGTGCGTCCGAGGTTTGAGGAGCGCTTCACGCCGTCCACGTCGATTAGGAGCCTCTCGGTACTGAACCTGCACGCATCTGAAACTTTGGCGCGGATGCGTGACGGCTCGGTAACGCTGGCCTTGTCCCTGAATCTGGGCGAGGCTCCCCCGCTGGGCATCGACTGGATACTTGGCGACCGCGTGGGATTCCAGATCGGTGGCACAGATGGCACCGTGCCCGCGTTCCCCGGTGGGCTCAACGGGACTGCGCGCGTGATCGCGTGGAGGATGTCCGGCCTCGATGGGTCCAATCCAACGATTACACCCACGCTTACGGAGGTGCTTGCCTAATGGCCGGCTCACTAATTCAGGGGCAGCCGCTCCCCCGTGGTGACGATGCGCTCATGCGACGCATCGAGGCAATGGAGCGTAAGCAACGGGAACTTGGTCCGTCTATTGCTAAGTCGTTTCAGTCGACAGTTGCCGACCTGCTCGCCGCTCAAGCGACCCTCACGTCACAGCAAGCGCGGCTGTCTGAATCAATATCCATCACGCCCGCATATTACACCGTCACCGACAACCTAGATGGCGACTGGACCGCCACGTTAACCCCGCCTAGTTGGGCATCAGGGGGAATCGTTTCTGTCTACATGACCGAGGACGTCACTAGCACTGCCACGCGGAACACGGAGTTCGCCGCATCGTATCTCTACGACACGGGGGCTGGCATATACCCGCGCGAACTTTCATCATACGAGTCGCTCGGTACCGCGCTCGGCCTAGTCGGATTCGCCAGTGCGGTGATGGATGTCGTGAACGGGACCGACGTAATCATTTCGCGCCACACCACACTATCCGGCACCGGCACGTTCGGGATGGACGTGCTGTACGTCGTCCAGTGGTTCTAGCACTCGCCCCCTCACGCTTCAACTCCCGACTTAACTGAACATAAGGAGCACTCATGGCAATCATCATCTGGCCCGCCGATGCAGTAACTGGCGCACCGTCATACACTGGCCGCAAACTGCGTCAGGCAAACACGGCACTCATGGCGGGGGCTAAGTCGACTCGACCGTTGGGCGCGATGTCTGGTGTCCGCATCGGCACGCCGTCGACCACGGTCGCGCTGTCGGGCTTCGGCTGGACCGTCAAGCCTCACGCTGGCATCCTTGACCTTGAGACCGCGGTTGAAGCGTCGGCTTACTGGTACGCCGTCGACGCCAACGTGACGGGCACCGTGAGCGCGGCCCACGCTACCTATGCGCGGGTTGACATTCTCACCGTCAAGTTGGATGACCCCAGCGAGTCGGATGGCTCAAGCGTCCCCGCCGTCACGGTCAACTACACCGCAGGCACCGCGTCCGGTTCGCCAGTAGCACCCGCCACGCCCGCACGCTCAATGGTGCTCGCGACCATTGCCGTGCCCGCGTCAGGGGGCGGTAACCCTGTCTCCACATGGGCCGCGAACTACTGCGCGGCAGCAGGGGCAATCGTGCCAGTGCGCGACAACACGCACCGTGGAGTGGTCGCAACAGCACTGGCACCCACCGCAGACAACCCGCTCTACGTGCACAACAAAGCGCAGGCGGCAGGTACTGAACTACAGCGCACCATTGACGGTACAACGTGGGTGACCTTTGATGCGCGCGACACCGGCTGGATTACCCCCTCCCTCTCGGCCGGTTGGGTAAGTTCCGGGTTTGCTTACCGGAAAATCGGCTCGCAGTTGTTCTTTAAGGGCGAACTGTATGGGGGCACGCTGAGCACTACTATATTTACGCTACCCCCCGGGCATCGGCCCGCGTCTCGCGTCTACACTTCTGTCTATTCTCTTGCGGCGGGATACGCCCAGCCAGGCGAGTTCTACGTCCAAGATACTGGGGTCGTCTGGATTCGCTGGTACAACGGGGGCGCTGCTTCCCCAGGGCTGGGAATGGGAACCATTTCCTTCCTGGTGGACTAGACGATGGCTGACGAGCACGGACCCTACATGGACGCCACTAACCCAGACAGCGAGTTCGAGATTCGCACAGGCGTCATCCGAATAACACCTGGCGCACTTCACTCACAGGGCTACGTTGACGGCGAAGGTGGAGGCGACTCGACCACACCGTTCTACATGAACACCGGCCTCTACTTGCACGCGAACTCGGGGCACATTAGTTCTGGCGTACTGCCCGAAGTGTTGATCGAGAAAGCGTCCGGTCGCATCCGCGTACAGACGGACGGCGCGATCAACGGTGCGCCAATCGTGACGGGCGATGAGACCGCCGCCGCAAACCGGCTCATGTTCGGTGCGTCGGGAGGCAACGACTACATCAACATCACATGCTCCGATGAGAACGGTCCCGTAAACCTTGCCACCACCAGCGGATACGACTCCATTGCATCGGGCAACCTCAACCTATGGATTGCGTGGCTGTCGCCCAAAGTTAGGGGAACTACCGGGGGGGTGCCCAGGCTAGACGCACTAGAGGCACGCATCGCAAAGTTGGAAGGTACACCATGACCACCGACCGCACCTATACCGAGGCCGTCTCGGAGTTTGGGCAAGTTGTGGCGAGACTAGAGGGCAAATTCGACACTGGCATGGCAGAGCTCAAGGGGTCGATAAACACCCTCACGCAAGCCGTGGAACTTGGCAACGCTGCACGAGTAGCCGAGGTGGCCGACCTACGCAAAGACGTAGACGACCATGAGGTTCGCATCCGCGAACTGGCACGTGAGCACACCGCCGACATCTCAAACGCGAGGTCAGAAATTGCCAAGATCAGGGCACGCCCCCACGTCACCCCCAAGGGAATGTGGGCGGCAATCGCCAGCGGACTCACGATGGCTGGCGTACTCGTAGCAATCGTGACCGCCATCATTCAGTCCGCACGACCCTAGCACCAGCACCACCCACAACTAAATAACCGCACCGCTTTGGAGGAAGCAAATGTCACTAGCAACAGCACTCACGACTGGCCCAGCGCCAGACACTCGCCGGAAGTGTGGCGCCTGCGATTGGCAGGACACTCTAGATGCCGAAGCGGTGATAGCGCTCAAGTCGCTGACGCCACTAGCCCTCGCACAAGAGCAGGGATGGAACGCATCTCGTCTCTGGGAGGAATGCCAAGAGGACGGTCAGCCGCTACAGTATGCGGCCTTCCTTAACCACCTCAAGGGAAAGTGTTCCGGTGGGACTCGCTAGCGCCGCACGTCTGCACAAGATGCAGACCCGCGCCCGCGTGCTGACGTTCGACATTGAGCGCCGACCGGGCGTGTACCTCGAGTGGGCACCACGCAACGGTGGCTTCATGGGCCGCGATAAGCAGCTCATCCGGTCGTCCACCATTTCGTTTGCGGCCAAGTGGTACGGCGAGAAGGAAGTGTTTTACGCAGCCACCGATCCCGTGGACCAGACGTTCATGCAACCCCACCACGTACCCGGCTACCTCGAGATGCTCGTCAAGATCCGCGATCTGCTAGATGAGGCCGACATTGTGGTGGGCTACAACTCGATCAGGTTCGATGAAGCCAAGTTGCGCGGCGAGTTCGCGCGTATGGAGATCGACCTGCCATCCCCGTATCGCTCGCTTGACCTTATGCGAACGTCTAAGCGTATGGGCTGGGACTACGCATCACTGGCCGAATCGCTCGACGCGTTCGGGCTAGGCGGCAAGGTCGCACACCAAGGCTGGTCACTGTGGATCGACTTCATGCGCGGCGACCCCAAGGCACACGCCCTCATGGAGAAGTACAACCGCGGCGACGTGACCCAGACCGAGCGTCTCATGGATGCCATGCGCCCATTCATCAAGGACCACCCGAACCTTGCACTCTGGGCAGGCCACGATGACAACGGCAACCCGCTCGACGTGTGCGCGAACTGTGGGCACGGCAAGCTCGAAACCGTCCCCGGCAAATTGGCCTACACCGCCATGACCGCATACGGCCTCGTGCGCTGTCGCAAATGCGGCACCCACCTACGCCGCAACATCGTCAAGGAACGCATCGGCCTGCGCCACGTTCGCTGACGCTCTCCTTAAACCGATGATGTCTCTCGTTTAACCGACACGTTCCGCAACCGAACCAATCACCACATGGAGGAAATCATGGCACTATCACCGCGAGGATGCCCCACTGAAAACCTAGTCGCGTTTTGCAACTACGCCGAGGCAATCGGCGCACGGGTAGGCGAGATGCCGCCCTGGGACGCAGCCAAAGCCGGCGCACACAGCAAGGGCTCATGGCACTACGACAAGGACGGCAAGTACGGTCAGGCCGCAGACATCAACTACGGCACGTCCGGCAGCTCAACGTCCGAGAATGACGTGCTCGACCACCTACGCATCGTGGGCGAGTCAATGGGGCTCGGCGTAATCTGGCGCTCACCCGGCCACTACACCCACCTGCACGCAGACGTTGGCACCTGGTCGCGCTTCAATGGCAACGGGTATACCCGCATGGCCGGCGACATCGTTACCTACAAGATCCAGGGCGCAGTGCACTTCCCCGCAAAGGAACGCGACAACCTCTGGGGCGACAACACCGACGACCGCATTGAGGCCGTCCGCTATGCCTCCAACCTGCACGGAGTCAAGTTCCCCAAGGGAGCCAAGGCCGCGCAGATCGCAGTTGGAACCAAGGCCGACAACGTGTGGGGCAACAACTCCCGCGCCGCACACGATGCCACCGTTGCCGCGATTCAGCGCATCCTCGGTGTCACCGCAGACGGCATCTGGGGCAAGAAGACGGAAGCCGCCTACCTGTCCGCTCGCAAGTCACACAAGATCTAAGGGGATACCATGAAGCCGCTCATTGACATCGTGTCTGCCAAGGCACGCAAGTACATCTACGCCGTCCTGTCTGCCGCCGTTGCTGTCTACGGACTCTGGGAAGCATCTCAGGGCGACTGGCGGGCGTTCGGTGTAGCCGTCGCCACTACTGTCGTCGCCCTCATGGCAACCGCCAACACAGACTCGTCAGGCTCAACTGACGCATAGCCGCGCGCACCCTCCACGCGCGAAACAGAGCCCGGTCACCTTCCCCTAGTGGGTTGGTGGCCGGGCTTTTTCGTCGTCCCTGCCAAGCGCGCGTCAGTACGCGGCGCTAGGGTTCAACCATGAACCCACGACACCTAGCAACCCTCGCCGCCCTAGCCGCACTGGCCCTCGCAGGCTGTGGCAACACCACGACGCCCGAGCCTGCCACGACGGTCACCATCGAAGCCGACGCAATGCCCGCAACCCGCGTTACCGTCACGGCAACACCGGCACCCGAAGTTGCCGAAATCGCAGAACCGGTCGACCCCTACGAGATCTACCTTGAGCAGAACCCCGACCCCGACCTGATCCTCTCGGCCGAGGATGCGAACACGCGCGCATTCCTGGGCTGTGGCACCGCATGGGGAGAGGGAACGGTGGACGCACTATTACAGGAGGCATATCACCCGCAATGCTGACTCGCCCTCGACGCCCCCCGCTTGCCCTTCACTAGGTAGGCGGGGGGCGTTTTGCGTTCATGGCTGTAGTTGTGGCTGTACCTGACAAACAGAAGCGCCCCTCCCGAGTGTCGGGAGGGGCGCTTTCGTGCGTGTGGCGAGTGGGGGATTCGAACCCTCGAAGTCTACGACGGCTGATTTACAGTCAGTGGCAAGGGGTGTAGCCTGGAGAGTAGAAAACATGAAACCCCTGGTAATAGCCTTCCACTTGTACCCAGGTGGTGCCATGTGGTCACATAGTCATGGCTGTAGTAATGGCTGTACCTAAGGAGCATGACATGGCAAAGCCGCACCAGCGCGCATCGGACGGCCTCTGGGCTGTAACAATCGAGCTTCCCGTGCGACTCGATGGTAAGCGGCGGCGCAAGACCGTCTACTCGAAGACGCGAGCCGGGGCGATCACCAAAGCCCGTGCCGTACAAAAGGAAGTCGACCGCGCCGGGGACATGCTCACCACCTCCCCAACCCTTGCCCGATGGCTTGAGCGTTGGCTCGTAGAGATAGCGGCACCCAACGTTCGACCGCGCACCCTAGAGAACTACGCCCACATGGTCACGCTCATCACGCCGCCCATCGGTCGAATCCAGGTCGACAAACTGGGGGCCGAACACGTGCGCCGCCTCGCTTCCTACGTCATCGACGACCGCGGCCTGTCTCCAACAACGGCCCACAACGCCCACGCCGTCTTGCGTAAGTCTCTCAACGACGCAATGGCCGAACAGGTGACGTCCCGCAACATAGCCGCCATCGTCAAGGGTCCACAGAAAGCGCACTATGAAGCCAAGTACCTCACTGCCGAACAGGGAGAGACATTGCTACGATCCGTGGCGACCGACCCGCGCGCAATGATCCGCTGGAGCCTTGCACTCATCATGGGAATGCGCCAAGGTGAGTGCCTGGGATTGCGAGCCGACCACGTAGACCTCGACGCCGGGACCATCCGTGTTGAGTGGCAACTGCAGCGTCTCGAGGTTGCCCCACGTCGCGGCGTCAAGTCCGAGGCGCTAGGCAACGACTACCACCTCACTGAACCTAAGACGGGAGCGGGTGCACGACTCCTGCCCATGCCTGCCGCCGTCCTGGAAATGATGCGCCGCTACGTGCCTAAACTCGCGCCCGATGGGTTTGTGTGCGGCCCCGGCATTACCGACGAACGCACCGACGCCCGCGCATGGAAGCGGGCACTGCTCGCCGCCGACTTGCCCGAGGTTCGCTTGCACTCAGCGCGACACACGGCGCTCACCATGCTCGCCAAAATGGGAGCCCCGTCCCACGTGCGCGAGGCCATTGCCGGCCACGCATCGCAGGCGGCACTCAAGATGTACACCCACTCAGACCAGGACGAAATGCGTAAATGGCTCGACGAGTCAAGCGGCCTACTCCTACCGGGCGGCGAGGCGTAGCGGCGACTGTCGGTGACGCCTGATAGAAAGGAAGTCATGCGGGAGTCTCCCGCAAATGCCGAGGAGGCAACCGTGCATTACGAGAGTGGCGACAATGAAGTCGCCAGATCACCCAGCGTCGATCACATGCCAAGCATGGCCGAGGTTGCAAGGTGGGCCACGGCAATTGACGTAGACGCTGGGGAGTTACTTGCCCGGCTGCTCGGCGTCGACAGCGGGAAGAATCTCCACGTCATCGAGTAGGCCACTGGCCTTGAGTCGTTTCATTGCGCGGCTCGTCAACTCCACTGGGTCAGATCCGACTGCAAGTGCGACCTTAACGAAGGTGGTGGCACGCATGATCTGGGCGTTGCGCACCCATCGCCCGGTCATGCCTTCGGATACTCCAATGCGCGCGTCTACCTGTATGTAGGTCAAGCCGGCCTCGTGGATCGCGCCATCGAGCACGGCCATGAAGTGCGCGTTCTCCGCCTTCTCCTGGGTCTTTCGATCATTATTCATGGTCACTACGGTATAGGATCACGTCTTTTTCGTCACCTGTTGCGATAATTAGGTTGCACAAACTTACCTTTTCGTATTGACAACTTACTTTTAAGTCCTGTAGTGTCACTGTCATGACTACAACAGAGAAGGAGCCGACCCCCACAATTCGTGGCGAGCTCGGTAGGAGAAGGCATTCGGTGGGGCGGCTAGCAGCGGCCACCGAACTCAGCGAAAAGGTTCTCCAGAGCCGCCTCAACGATCCCGACGCTTTCCGTCTAGGAGAGATCGCCCGGATCGCAACCGCACTGGAACTGACCACCGAGGAAGTTCTCGCCGCATGGCTTGCAGAGGCCGGGAGATGACCTCCATCGCGCTTAGAGGCGCATACACGTATGGCGACGCCGCCGACTACTGCGGATGCTCGGAACAGACGCTCCGCAATGACGTCGCAGAGGGCAGGCTCGCCCCGGTATTCCACGGCACTAAGCCCGTGTTCCTACGCGCTGAACTCGACGCGTACCTCGCCGCCCTGCCCGAGAGCAAGGGCGGCAAGCGATGACCCCGAACGCACACTCCCGCAACGACCGTCGCACCCTCGACGACCTTTCCAACGAACTTGAGTCGGCGCTTATGGCGTGGAAGATCCGCGACGGCCAGGAACCTTCTCGCCGCGAACTTGATCGCGACTTCCCGGCAGTCAAGGCCACCGACTACTCGGACACGGGCAACACCTACTGGGTGCGCACGGGCGACGTGGAGTTCCTGACTGACTCCGCCGCACACCAGCGGGCAGTCATCACCCTGCACAACCTCACTCGCAACATGTCCACCGACGACCCCTTCTTCAACACCATCCGCCACAACGCAAAGGAAATGTGATGAGCAGGTTCACCAAGGAAAACCCGTTCGAGTTCGAGGGCATCAAGGTTTGGCGAAACACGAATGGCCGAATCTTCGACGCCCTGCCTGTCGATGGCGCGCGAAACACGACCCTCGTTCTCGCGCACCACGCCTTCATCGAGGCCGAGCGCGCCGAAGCCACCACCCCCGAAACCTGGGCCTACACGAACGAGGACGAGACCGAGGCTCGCAAGGGGCGGTTCGTGGTCGTGGTGGGCAATGCCCTGCACGCAGACCTCATGCGCCACGACGACCTAGGTCTCGCCGCTTGGTACGTGGATCAGTTCCACCTGTACATGCCAGGCCACGCCGCAGCATTCCGCACCGTCCACGAATCCTTCCGCGCCTGGCGGTCCGCGCGGGAGCAGCCGGACACGTCTCTCATCACAGATGAGCAGGTAGCCAAGTTCAAGGCCGAGTGGGAGCGCGCTGACCATCAGGGCGACTCCGGCAATCGAGTGCGCCGTGCGTTGGCTGTCGCGCTATCTGGGGGCGTGACCTCATGAGAACTCGCACCTTCCCCATCCTCGCGGCGGCATCGGTCCTCGCGCTTGTCCCCACCGTGGCGTTCGCGGCGTCTGACTATGAGCAGGTCGAATGGGCCACCCCACTCGCTAGCACCGAGCAGATGCCCACGAACGCGGACGACCCCATCTGGCCCCAGACGCTTGCCACCGACGCAACATGTGGCGTCTATTTGCAGGTTGACCGTTACCTCAACAGTGAAGTAACCGTCTCCCTCATCGTGGCCGGTGTGCTCAATGGACCCGCCGAGGATGGTGGCCTGCTGGATTACGAGCACCCGTTCGACTCGACCGGTCAGCCGTGGGAGTTCATCAAGGCTCCCGATTGCGTTGACCCTGAACCGAGCGCCGAACCGTCCGTGACTCCCGAGCCTGCATGTGGACCCATCGGCTCGTGCGGCGAGGTGCCCACCTATGTGGATGAGATTCCCGAGCTGGCACCGGTAGACGTCACCCGAGTGGCCGACGCTGCCGATGCGTTGCCCGCTGTCCCTGTTGTTGCCGACGCAAAGTTCGCGGGGTAACGGCCATGAGTATTCAAATTGCGCCGGAGTCGCGCGCCGCAGTTCAGGGGAACAGTGAATACGCCGACATGCTCACCGCCCAGGCAGGGGGGTTGCTCCGAAAGGTCAAATGGCATCTCCACCCCTGGAAAGACGGTACATGGGTCAGCGTTTCCGGCGTGATCTACCAGGGCAACGGCGGCAACGAACGGGAAGAGGACCATTGGGCCGGCCGTGGCCCCTGGCTCCTTATGCCTGAGCACGAAGTAGAGGACATCACCGCCTACGACCGCCGCACCGCGACCGCAGCAACCAAGAGAGCAGACGCCCTAGCGGAAGACATCGCTGCGCTCGTCACCAAACACGGGATTGAGGTATCTGAGTCATGAGCAACGAAACCAGCGAGCGGGAAGCGATTGCCAAGGTCCTTGCCCGAGCAGATAACTATCTAGGGGATGACTTCACTGAGCCTTGGCATTACTTGGCCGACGCACTTCTTGCCGCTGGTTACCGCCTCGACCCGGCCCCGGTGATCGTGACAACCGTGGAGGGACTAGAAGCGCTGCCCATCGGTGCCGTTGTTCGTCACTGGTACGACGAGGTGATCGAGTTCGACGATGGTCGTTGGGAGCGAGGTGCCATAGCCGAGAAGCGGCTCGACCTCGCTGGCGTACCGGCATGGTTCCTGGTAGGAGGCGCGCTCGGATATCGGTCGCACCAGGTCGACCTGCTCCCCGCCATTGTCCTCCACGAGCACCCCCCGGTTGCCGCGAGTGAGGTGGAGGACGACGAGCAATTCTATGCCCGCTGTTTCGCTGGCGTAGATAGCGATGAGCATCACGGCAAGTGTGTCGTCACCGGCCACGCGGAGGACGGAGAATCAGCCGCCCCCGAGCCGGACGCCGAGACGGTGTTCACCCCCGAGCAAATACTCGACGCCGAGGACGCCTTGCACGCCGACGCTTGCACCGACGACGAGTGCGAGGGCGGCTGTGGATTCTCTGGGCATCGAGAGGTGGCAATCGTAATCGCCGCCCTCGCGCAAGGCGGCAACTCATGACCGCCGAGCAGCTCTATGACATCGAGTTTGCGGACATTGCCGACGAGCAGGACATGTGCACCGAGTCTGACGGATTCGCGGTCACCCACGTTCTCATCACTTGCGGCTGTGACTTGCCACTGTGCGGCGCTCACCTTGCCCACTTGAAGACGGCGCTCATCGGCTTGCGATCCGACAACACCTTGCACGCCAGTTGCACCGCGCATCACGTCAGCGGATTGACCGCCGACGACTTCACCATTCTCAACACCTAGCCACGCATTCCTTGGAGGGAATCATGAAGATCATCAAACTAGAGGCCGAGAATATCAAGGGTCTCAAGGCAATCGAGTTGTCGCCAGACGGCAACTTTATCGAACTCGCAGGCAAGAACGGTCAAGGCAAGTCATCGGCCCTGGATGCCGTCTGGCTTGCACTTGGTGGCGGCGATGCGTCTAAGGACATAGAGACGCCGCTGCGCAACGGTGAGGAATCGGGCCGCGCGTTCATTGACCTCGGCACAATGACGGTTGAGCGCAAGTTCACCAGCAAGGGCACGACGTCGCTCAAGGTCACCGCCATCTCGGACGACGGCCTCAAGTCTGTGGTTACAAGCCCACAGGGAGTGCTCGACGCGATGCGGTCGCGCTTCCTTGACCCTGCCCGCTTCGCATCTGCCGACGCTAAGCGCCAGCGCAACGAACTGCTAGCCCTGCTTGACCTGGGCATCGACCTCGATGCGCTGGAGTCAGAGCGCCGCGCCATCTACGACGAGCGCACCGAACTGGGCCGTCAGGGCAAGGCGCTGGGCGACGTGCCCGCCGTGGACAAGTCACTCCCCGCTGACGAGGTGTCGGCATCGTCACTACTGGGAAAGATTCGCGCCGCGCAGGAGGTTGAGCGCGAGAACGCCGATCAGCGCTTGAAGTTGGAAGCGTTGGCGAACGAGCACGCAGGCATCGAGATGGAGATGGCGAAACTCCAGGAGCGTGCTACTGGACTCAAGGCCAACATCAAGGCCCAGAAGGCACACGTGGACACGCTTAAGGCGCCCGCCGACACTGATGCCCTCGAAGCCGACCTCGAGAACGTGGAGGCCAAGAACGCGGCCATTCGCGCCAACAACGAGGCCCGCACCAAGGCCAAGGCTAAGGCCGCACTGGTCAAGGAGTACGAGGCTCACACTAAGCAGATCGACGCCCTGGACGCCAAAAAGTCGAAGGCTATAGCGGGCGCAAAGTTGCCTGTTGAGGGCCTTGGGCTAAATGAAGGTGGGCTCACGCTCAACAACGTGCCCTTCAAGGACGCGTCATCTGGTCAGCAACTTTACGCGGCGCTCAGGATCACGGCGGCGCTCAACCCGACGCTCAGGATGATCCAGGTCCGTGAAGGTGCACTCCTAGACGATGAGCACTTCGCCATTATCCGAGAGTTCGCAGAGTCAGAGGACTTCCAGATCTGGTTCGAGACCGTTGGTGCTGGACACGAAGGCGCGATCATCATTCACGACGGAGAGGTCCAGTCATGACCGCCATCGCACCAGCAAGACCGACCGAGGATTGGTCCATCGTTGACCAGGGCAACACCGACCCTGGCATCCTCGCTGAACTTGAGCGCGAAACCGTTCGTGACGCTGTGCAATGTGCCGCCGATGAGTTGGGCGAGTTCTCGGCATTCGACATCCGCTGCCGACTTGCACGCCCCGTAAGCCCCAACAGGCCAGGTGGCGTCATCAACGGACTCATTAACAGCGGCATCATTCGCGTTGTCGAGGGTCACACCGCCAAGTCCGGGAACGCCAAGTCTCGCAATAGGAACCGCGACATGCCAACCTACCGTCTCGCCGGCGAAACGACGGTGGCGTGATGAGTGACTCACGCATGACAGTCAAGTGCCAGGCGTGTGGGGCGATAATCCCCGCAAGCCTTGCCTCCTCTCCCTGTCCTCGACTCACGCGCCTGTCCGACAGCGCGGTCGAGTTCGTCGTCGCCCTTGAGGCGAACTACCAGAAGTTCATCTACGCAATCGACCGGACCACCGAGGCTATGCAGTCGCTCGCCAGTGCCTACGCCAAGCCGGTGCAGTCATGACCGCCGCAACAGCCGCAGAGGTCACCATCACCGCGATCTTGGCATTCGTCGGATTCTGCGGATTTGTCATGTACCGCATCGTCGCGCAGGACTTCCGCGACAGGTCAGGTGGGCGACGTGGCTGATTCAACGCCTAACGCGATTCTGCTTGAGCTCGCCGAAACATGGGAGCTCACCGCGGATCACTTCCAGGCCATCATCCTGGAAGCAGTTGCCGAGGATTCTTACGCCGACCTCAAGTGGATCGAGAAGGTTCGCGACACTCACCGTCAACTTGCCCGCCACCTTCGCTCGGTGGTGACGGCATGACCTTCACATACGACCAGCCGGACGCAACGTATCGCGCTCTCCCTGGACTTAGCGGCACCGAGGTTGCCAAGGTTCTCGACTCGCCCGCCGAACTCAAGTGGGCACGCGAGAACAGGACCGCGGGCACGTCAGCAATGGCACTCGGGACACTGACCCACGCGCTCGTCTTGGGCCAGCCAGTCACCGCCATCGTGTCACCGTTCGATTCGTTCCGCACCAAGGACGCCCAGACATGGAAGGCCGAACAGGTCAACGCTGGCCTGACAGTCGTGACGCAAGAGGACTGGGACAAGGCGGCGCACATGGCCGCAGCAGTCAAGGAGCACTCGGTCGCCGGCGTGATACTCGCGGCCCCCGGTCACTCCGAGGTCACCGTCACTGGCGAACACAAGGGCGCACCACTCAAGGGGCGCATTGACCGACTGCCCAACGCTGGCCCCTTGGTGGACTTCAAGATTGGCGTTGACGTGACCTCAGATGGCATGAGTCGCGCAATGGGCAAGTACGGATACGCGACCCAGTTGGCTCACTATGCGCTACTCGCTGACCGTCTTGACCCGCCCGTCATCATCGCCGCGCGCAACAACGGACGGCCAACAGTCGCCGTCTACCGCATCGGCGAACTCACCTGGCACGTCGCACTCGAAGCAACCAAGCGCGCCTGGGACATCTACGCCGAGTGCATGGCGTCCAGCAACTGGCCCGACCCGTATGCAACCGGCATTCACGAGCTCGACCTACGACCGTGGGCGCTCGATGCGCTCGAAGACATTGAAGAAATGGAGTTTTAGACATGGACATGACGACCGCGATCACTCCAAAGAGTGACCAGATCAACGCCGACGACCTACTCGCTGGCCCCCGCACGTTCACCATCGACCGCGTCACCGAAGGCACTGCCGAACAGCCAGCCAACGTTCACCTCGTCGAGAACCCCGGCAAGCCCTACCGCCCCGGCAAGTCGATGGCTCGCGTCATGGTCAAGGCGTGGGGCGCAAACTCCGACGCCTATGCCGGCCAACGACTCACCCTGTTCTGCGACCCTTCCATCAGGTTCGGTTCCGATGCTGTCGGTGGGATCAGAATCGCCGAGATGACAGGCATTGACGGCCCGCTCGTGGTGTCGCTGACCGTGACCCGTGGCAACAAGAAGCTGTTCACCGTCCAGCCGCTAGCCGACGCGCCCCCCACACTCACCGAACCCACTGAGGCCGAGGTTGCCAACTCCACCGACCGCGGACAGTTGACCGCCTGGTGGCACGTGTCCAGCGATAAGCGCAAGGGGCAGATCCAGGCCCGTGTTGCCGAACTCGACACCGAGGCAGGTGCGTGATGGGTTTCACATGGGAAGTCAGCGCCTGGTTGCCCCAGGAGCGCGGCGGCTACGACTACGAGCACGTCTATGGAGGCCGAAGCATCGTTCGCGCCATTCGTGCGATGCGGCGAGCCAAGCGATCTGCTGGCTGCGTGCGGTTGGAGTGGCGATGACCATCCCACGCACCCCCCACGACCACTTTGTTCTGGGTGGAATCCGAGCGATTGACGAGACCATCGCCGCTGAACCAGTGCCCGATGGTCGCTGGACCTGGCACCACCTCGCCGTACTGGGCGCTGTTGCGTTCGTGCTTGGCGTCGTCGTGTGGAACGTTGCGGGAGGTGTGGCATGACCGCCCGTCACGCACGCACCCGTCGCCCGTTCCCCTGGCTCATGGTCGCCGCGATTGTTGGCCTGACCGTGGGGCTTGTGGTGGCGTCATGAGCGTCTACCTCACGGTTTGCGCGGTACTAATCATCGCCGGGTCAACCTACAACGCAATGGCCGAGATGTCGCTGGGTCGACCACGCCGCGCCGCACTTTGGATGGCCGCGGCGACCTGTGTCGCGATCTTCCAGGTTCTCGGCGGCAAGTCATGAAGCCTCTAACCATCACCGCCGCACTCGCAGGGGTCGCAACACTCGGCGTCCTGTTCACTGCCGCCGTGTTCATCACCAGCCTGTTCAACCGTGACGATGTGCCCGCAACACGTGGGCACCAGGACGCGACTCGCACGGGTAGTAACCGTGCCCCTAGGTCAGAGTCGCGTCCTGTGTCATGGGGGCAAGCATGAGCGGGCCAAGAGTTCTAGACCTGTTCTGCGGGGAAGGTGGCGCCGGCGCGGGATATGCGCAGGCCGGCTTCGAGGTGTTCGGCGTAGACAATGCGCCCGCACGCCTCAAGCTCTACCCGTTCGAATCCACGTGCGCCGATGCTATCGAGTACGTGACGAATCACGGCCACGAGTTCGACCTCATCCACGCATCACCGACGTGCACCGGCTATTCGCGTGGCACCGTGGCGATCCCTGACCGACTGGACAAGTACGACCGCCTCATTGCGGTCACTCGTGCAGCCATTGAGGAAACCGGCAAGCCCTACGTCATCGAGAACGTCGAGGGCGCACTAAGCGAACTGGTCAACCCGACGATGCTCTGCTGGTCGATGTTCTATGCGCCTGGAAGCGTCACGGACACGGACGGCACGCCCCTACGCATGGAGCGTCACCGTCTGTTCGAGTCGAACCTGACGATCCTCCCGCCCGCGTCATGCAATCATCCGAGCGACGTTCAGGTGGCCGGCGCGTATGGCGGGGCACGTCGCGACAAGTGGGAAGCCAAGCACGTTCGTAAGGGCGGCTATGTTCCCCCATCGCTCGACGTGTTGCGCGCTCTCGTTGGTGCGTCGTGGATGTCCGAGCGTGGCGCGTTCCTGTCAATCCCGCCCGTCTATACGCATCACATCGGCGTGCAGGCAATGGCACAACTGGGACTCACATCTTCGGAGCGTGTCGCGTGACATACCGACGCAACGCATCGCGCATCACTTGCGACAGTGCCTCATCGCGCGACTTGGCGACCTCAAGTGCGGCCTGCCACTCGGACTCAGGAATGCGAAACGTCCGCACCTTGTCGCGGTTGTCGACTCGCTCAGACATTGGCAACCCAGGGGCCATAGGTTGCGGCCTGAACGTTGCTCGCGCCGCCGACTGGCTGGTGCGCGAGTTGCACGAGACGGTGACGCACGGCGGGCTTAGTGCCAGTCGCGGCGATCATCTTCTCGTTGACCTCGGCACGGAGCGGGAGCGCGAGGCTCTCGCGGTCGGCGTACTCGGCGCAGTGCTTGCATCCGCACTCGATGGTGACGGTCGGGGTGTCGATTCGTGTGGTGCTCATTGTGGGGTTCCTTCCCTCGTTGGTATACACCACCTTACACACGTTGGTATATACCGTCAACCCGAAACGAAAGAAAGTTTGGAGATGACCCCATGACCGCCAATCCAGCAGCAACCGACCTGGCCCGCGAGCTCTACGGATACACGGACGGCGGCGAACTGGCAATCCCAGCCGGCATCCTCATCCGCGCAATGGAAGCCCGCGAAATCTGGCCCGAACCATGCGACTACTGCCACGGCGACGGCGAACACGAAACCTGGTGCACGTCCGGCTACTGCACGACATGCAACCTCCCCCCACAGAACTGCATTTGCGATGAAAGGAATGAGCGATGACCACTCTATTTATCAACCGAAACGATTCACGATGCGGGAAGTGCAACAAGAATGCTGACCCGAGCGAGATCGCGCACGAGATGGCGCACATGGTCGGGCAGGGGTGTGGGACCGAATTCGCCTCCGTTTCGTCGGACTACTGCGGCATCGACGTTGCGGTCAAGGCAATGCGACCGGACCTCGAATTCCTTGACCCGTTGGCGGGACTAAGCGGATGGGGAACCGAATCATGAGCAACGAATGGATGAACTACAGCGCGTGCCTGCAACACGACCCAGAAATGTTCTTCCACGAGAAGCCGAGCCTCCAAGAGAAGGCCAAGGTGGTCTGCAACACCGAGTGCCCCGTCCGCGCCAAGTGCCTCGAGTGGGCACTGTCCACACGTGAGGCTCATGGCGTACTCGGTGGATTGACGCCACGTGAGCGCAAAACGTTGCTTCGGATTCGCGGCGTCAACATGCCCAACATGCCATCCAAGATGGCGCTCAAGGGTCTCGCGGCGATTGACCGGGGCCTGTCGATCGAGAACGCCGCCCGCAATGTTGGCATGTCTGTCCGAAACCTTTACCGGTGGTACGAGCGCCGCGAAAACGGCGACCTCGACATGGCGGCGCTGTGATGACCGCCCCGACGACCGCCGAACTTGACGAGCTCTACGTCGGCATGGGCAATACGCGCAACCAGGCACGCACCGTCCGCGACTGGCGAACCAAGCCGGTGTCGTGGGCCACACGTCAGATCCTCGAATCGCTGGCACGCGCCGACGCACACGTTAGCCGCTGCACATCATGCGGCACACAGACCTGGGACGGACGCTGCGGAACATGCGCCGGATTCCACGACACGAAGAAAAGGAAAGCCGCATGACCGACCGCTGCCCCATCTGCCGCGCCCTCAAGGGTCGCCACGCACCCGCCTGCCCCGAACTTGCGCGCATCAAATACGACCGCGCACGAACGCTCAAAAACTTTGGCATCGACAACAACACCACACGGAGGAACAAGAAATGACCGACACCATCATCACCGTAGTAGGCGGACTAACCGCGGACCCGGAGTTGCGCTTCATCTCATCCGGCGCGGCAGTAGCCAACTTCACGGTAGCCAGCACGCCCCGCACATTCGACAAGCAGGCCAACGAATGGAAGGACTCCGAGACTCTTTACATGCGCTGCTCACTGTGGCGCGAACAGGCCGAGTCGGTGGCCGAATCCTTGACCAAGGGGATGCGCGTCATCGTCACCGGCAAGCTCGTGTCCCGTTCATGGGAGCAGGACGGACAGAAGCGCACGGCAACCGAGATGCAGGTTGACGAGATCGGCCCATCGCTCCGATATGCCACCGCCAAGGTTTCCAAAACGGTACGTAACGCAAACACGCAGGTTTCCAGCGCCCCCGCCAGCGACCCGTGGGCTTCGGCGCCGGTTCAGGATGAGCCGCCGTTCTGACCATGACCACTACACCAACAGGCATCCCAATAATCATGTGCGAAAAGTGCGGGCAACTGCACCCGTCGCACACTCGCCACTGCGACATCTGCGGCAGGGCGTCACGGTTCATCGACGGTGGCATCTGCATCAGGTGCGAGGTGCGCAAGTGACCCGCAACCGAGCATCAGCGAAGGCCGCGACGTTACGTATCACTGTGCCCATCGCGTCGGTGCCAAACCCCAACCGGCACACGTCGCGGTTTGCACTGGCGGGCAGGCGCAAGAAGATGCGCGAGGCGGTCGCGGCACTTGCTGCGGCAGTCGGTCCCGTCGAGACGCCATGCGTCATCGACTTCACCTTCCAGTGGCCCAACAACATCGTCAGGGACTCCCACAACTTCGAGGTGAAGGGGTATCTCGACGGCCTCGTTGACGCTGGCGTGATCCCTGACGACAACGACCGGATCGTGTTGCGCACCAGCATCGCCGGACGCGTCGAACCACTCAAGGGGAGCCGCGACGTGACCATCTGGGCACACATCGAAACAGCACGACTAGAGATTGAGGAGGTGACCTAATGGGCTGGCTCAAGAAAGACGACAGGTACGCCGAGCACCGCAAGATAAGACGGCTCGGAGATGGCCCCTATCGACTGCACGACACGGCCCTGCTGGCGTGCGCAAAAGACGAGACTGACGGGCTGGTCACAGAGGACGACATCGCCGACATGCAGCACGGCGAACGTCTCCGAAAGTACGTCCCATCGCTCGTCGAGGCCGGACTTTGGCACGAGGTCACACCCGACTCGTGGGTGATCCATGGGTATTTGGACTACAACCCGTCCCGAGTTGAAAACGAATTGAAGCGGGATCAGGCTCGCGCCAGGCAGGAGAGGTGGCGTAAGTCCCGCACGGAAACAGACGAGTCACGCGATAACGGTGGCGTTAGTAACGCGTTAGTAGCGGATACGTCACACTACCCCGTCCCGTCCCGTCCCGTCCCGTCCCGTCCCCTTAAAGAAACGGGTCAAGTTGGGGGGGGTAAGTCACCTAAGCAGGACACCGGAAACAACGCCCCCGACATTCAGCCATGTGGCAAGGCTCACGATCCCGACGACGCTTGCCGCGCCTGCGGCACGGCTCGCAAGCAAGCCGAGGCTGACCAGATCACGGCCAAGCGTGACCAGCGGTCAACCGAGGCCAAGAAGCGCGCACGGGTAGCCCATGCAGCAATCACGGCCTGCAACTTCTGCAACGCCAAGGGATACACGCCAGGTGGCAAGCCATGCCGCCACGACCTAGACGACGAGGTCGAATCATGACCCACACCAGCGGTCCTACTTGCCCATGTGAACCCCGCGTCAAGCCCATCCACGGCATCGAGACGGTCATGCACAAGCCGTTCACCTCGACCGCCATCGTCAAGCGCCGCAAGATCGCCGGACTGCCCAAGGGATGGGTCATCGTCGGCAGGCACCCCAGCTCCGACGTGATGACCGAGGCGCAACACAAGTCCGAGATCGAAGCCACCGAGGGCGCCGAACGCCGACGCAAATACGCACTACGCAAAGAAGCCAACGAACGAATGAAACGAGGGATTGAATCATGACCGAACGAATCGACCACGTAGCAGAGGCGCACAGGATTCTCTACGAAACGCCGTGGACAGCAGACCGCACGGATGAGTTCTGGACGTCGGTCGCAGTAACCGCCCAAGTCCACGCAACCCTCGCCCTAGTGGAGCAACAGCGTGTGGCGAACCTGATTGCTTGGGGCGCTGGCTCAAATCCCCCAGGCACTACCCCCGAGGAAGACGCCTCTGTCTACGAAATTAGGCAGGCACTGGGACTAGGAGCCACATCATGACCTACCGAAACCTGTCCCGCTACTTCATCGGGTCACAAGTGGCGCGCGAGTCGGTCCAGAGCGACCTTGCCCGAGCGTCCGGGGCCATGTTCTCGCTATATGCCGCGTTCGTGGACGCACTTCGCCTGCCCGCACTCGTGGACTGGCTCAACCGCAAACTCACCAAGGGAGCCACATCATGACCGCACAACCGATTGACCCGCTAGCCGTGATCGGCTACTGCGAGGCCGCTACTGAGGGGCCGTGGGGTTACGAGCGGGTCTACGACATGCTCCAGGGCGTCATCATCGGAGACGACACCCATGGAGCGATGGAGATTCCCGACGCCGCCTTCATCGCCAACGCTCGCACCGACCTGCCAGCCCTCGCCAAGTTCGCCGCCGCTGTGCTGGCGTTGGCTGACGATGAGGCTTGCGTTCCATCGAAAGCCATCCACCAACTCGCCCGCGACGCTGGATTGGTGGTGGCGTGATGAGCGGGCACTACGAGTTCGCGCCAATCGGGATTGCTCGGGATGACATTCGCAACCGGTTCATCGTGGAACTCGACTACGACCCACAGAACCCGCCGACGTGGGCATATGTGGGGAGCCTGTTCAACGGCCAAGACACCGCCCATGCCGTCACCCTGGAACGTGAGGCGATTGCGAAGTGGCACGAGGAACGTTCGCACGCATTCACCAAAGAGGCCGAACGACTGCTTGCATCACGGGCGCACGGTGACGCCGTACTGCACGCCCAGGCCGTTGCCGCGTTCCACGACGCATCAGCCGTGGTAATCCGCGACGGCGCACACAACGAGGGGGCTGGGGATGAGTGAGTCATGCAAGTGCTGGGCCTCGATCCCGCCGTTACCCCACGACGGCCACTGCTGCTTCGACGGCAACCCCGATGAATACGCACTAGGCACCACCCCATGCGGACACAACGACCTAGCTGAGGAGCAGGCATGAATAACCCCGACGACGGCCCACTGTGCGCTCACGGTCGCATCACTGGCCGCAACCGTGAAGTCTGCGGCGAATGTGCCAAGGCGAACTGGAACGCACTGGCCGATGCGTGGCCGTTGCTGCATGACTACCTTGAGCCGCGACGAACCGGTCAGGGTGGCACACGGTCGGCACCAGCATCCAAGCCGCCCATGTCCATCGCCGCGAGTGACCTGCTGAAGGAGGTCGCTGACTGGGCTGGTTTCTATGCTCTAGCCCTGATGGACGAGACGAACGATTACATCGCTCCTATGGCCGTTCCTGAGCGGCTACGGGGCATTGCAGAGCGCTACGGACACTTCACATCGGCCAAGGATCGGACAGCGCTCGACTTCTGCGACATGGCGTACCAGCTCAAGACGCAAGCCGCACACATGATCGAGCGTCCACCGTCGCACACATGGCTCGGTCCGTGCTTCACCACTGACGGATGCGAGGGGATGCTCTGGCAGGCGCCCGAACGTGTCGCCGCCACCTGTGACACGTGTGCCGCGGATATCGACATGGGGCAATGGCGGGAGCACCTTCAAAAGTCGCTAGAGACGCAACTAATGAAGCGGCCCGAGATCGTGAAGGCGCTCAAGATGCTCGAGATCAAGTGTTCGACGGCAGCAGTTCACAAGTGGATTCAACGGGGCCGGCTGATACCGGCCGTCGAGATGACCGATGGCGAAGGTAAGCCGCTGGTCATGTTCAGGTTCGCAGAGGCGCTTGAGTTGGCGCAAAAAGGAAACAAGGGAAGGGTTGAAGTATGAGCAAGTTAGACACCACCAAGGCCAGGGAGTTGCTGGACGCGGACTACCCGCTCCTCGCCCAGGAGATCCGCGACGGTAAGCACAACAAGCCCCTACCGCACATCGCCAGGGAGGGATATTGACGACACGCCCAAAACTTCTTGACACCGTTCGGTTTGTTGTCCACAATGGATAACAACGAAACAATTAGGTCCGAAATCAGCAATGGCTCCATCTCCTAGAGGTGGGGCCATCGTTGTCCCCGGACACAAAAAGACTTCCCTCGTTAGGGAACCGGCCCGGATGAGCCGCCCAAATACTTCCGCTCTCATTCCCTCAGCCTCTCAACGATGCGCACTGAGGGCGCGACGGTAGGCCCAGGTCGCTCCTGGCTATCCCGCGGCAAGGCCGGCTTGACATCAACCGGACGGGAGCATGGCCCGCCAACATGCACTCTTGCCGCTTGGACCGTAAGTGTTCAAGCCGCACCCACCAACCCGCGGCCCGATGTGGCGACGTATCGTCGCACTCCTTCAGTGGATCTCATCGGGCGCGGCGTTGGTGCACACACGATTAGCCCGCCACACATCGCAACCCACCCCACAGCACACCAAGGGACCAGCACCAACGGTCACCACCTGGCAACCTGAGTGGCGTCGATGTAGCGGGATGACCCACCACGGAGGCGAGCATGTGCGATTCAAGTGAGTCCTGTACCGGCAAGACCCGAATGGTTGGCGATCATGGCCCAGAGGCTTATCTCCCACTGGACATCCTGATACCTCGAAGCGAGTGAGGCAGCCATGTGCGAACGTTGCGAACAAGGCGACTGCACCACCTGCACATGTAAGCCCGGTGAGCGTGTGCTAGCCCGTGAGCATGACGACTGGGTAGGCACGCAGCCGGATAGTGACTGATGGCAACACCACGCAGCGCCACCACGGCACACAAGCGGATGCGCCGCACGGTCATAGCGCAGGCCCAGGCATCCGGCATCACGCACTGCCCGACCTGCCGCACAGAGCTTGACTACACATCGAAGAATCGGCCACCTAACGCGGCTGAGGCCGATGAACGCGTGCCATTTGCTGTGTCTGGGGTCACATCAACAGACCCTGATGACTGGCAGGTGTTGTGCGGCACATGTAACCGCAAGAAGGGTGCCAATGTCGGCGTCAAAGGTGAGACATGGACAAATCCTTACCCCTTGAGCAAGGCTTGGTAAAGACTTTACCTATGGAGGGGGACTTTACCCCCCCTTGACCCGCGCCCTTA